ACTCTGGTACGATCTTAATAAACCCTTGAACGATGTTCAGCTTCAGCCCTCTACTCGAATAAAGTTTTTATATGGGTATATCTTGGAAGAGTTACTTCTTCTTTGCGCTTCTGTCTCAGGTCACACGGTAACTGATCAACAAAGAGAGGTTGAAGTCGAAGGTGTAAAGGGCCACCAAGATGCTATGATTGATGGTGTTTTGGTTGACTGTAAGTCTGCAAGTGGTCCCGGCTTTGATAAGTTTAAGTATCACAAACTTGGGGAGGATGATCCCTTTGGATACATTGCTCAGATCTCAGCCTATGCTCATGCCAATGGAGTTGACCGAGCTGCATTCCTAGCTATAAATAAATCCACAGGAGAAATATGCCTGACTCCCGTACATCAGATGGAAATGATTAATGCTAAACAAAGAGTGGAATACCTTAAAGGAATGGTTGCTGATAGCCGGATACCTGATCGGTGTTATGCTGATGTTCCTGATGGGAAGTCTGGCAATCATAAGCTTGCTGTTGGTTGTGTTTATTGTGGGCATAAAAGAGAATGTTGGGAGGATACAAACCAAGGTAAGGGTCTGCGTGTGTTCCAGTATGCAAAGGGTAAGAGATTTCTCACACAAGTTGCAAAAGAACCTGATGTAGAAGAGGTGGTGAACTGGTAATGCATTGGGAGTATCCTCAGAAACTCGACACTAAAAATACTTTTGGGTTTGTCTATCTTATAACTCAGAAGGAAACAAAGAAAGCTTACATAGGTTGTAAACAATACTTTGTTAAAAAAAATAAAAAGAAAGTTGAGTCGGACTGGAAGCTTTACACTGGATCAAACAAGACTCTAAACGAAGAGATTAAAAAACTAGGAAAGAAACATTTCCGGTTTCAGGTTATTGGCGAGTATAAAAACAAACGGAGTCTAAGATATTATGAGTGTTATTATCAAATGATTAATCATGTATTAACCGCAAAGCTAGAGGGAACAGACGAACCTGCTTACTACAATAATTATATAGGTGGTAAGTTTTATAGACCTGTTCAAGATCCAATTGAATAATAATATAGATTTTGAATCTCTTTATGATGTGGCTCAGAAAGATCCTATTAAAAGTCTTCATCTGGCAGTAATTTTTCAGGCCATCATTGATCTTATTAAACCTGAAGACGTACAAGAGAGTAGTAATATAAAACTACAAAGAGATCAGGCCCATGCTTGGGTCTTTTCTTCTGTTGGTGTAACGTGTGAAAGCTTTGAGGATACTTGTATACTCGCAGGTCTTGAACCGGGGATGGTTCGGACCTTCACCTTGAATGTAATCAAATCAGGAGATACAGATGAAGTCCGACGAAAAATCAACAACTTCTTGTGAGACTGGATCTCACTACGAGGGTGACTTCTCTTATTCTAGCCCTCAGAAAAAGATTGAGAACAGAGAAGGAACCTACGATTACCACCTTCGAAGAATGAAAGAAGAGAATGCCCTGAACAAACAGGTAGGCGGACATCATTATAAGGATTGCGGTATCCAGCCAGTAGAATATATATTTCAGAATGGTCTTGACTATTTTGAGGGAAACGTGGTAAAATATATTACTCGCCACCGCAAGAAGGGAGAAGGAAAGAAAGATGTAGAAAAAGCTATTCATTACGCCCAGCTAATCCTTGAACTTTATTACAATAAATAGGCCATATAATGTTTAAATCAAATAGAAATCCGCAATTCCGATCCAAGTTTAGTGAGGATATTTTCAACACGAAATATTCCCACGAGGGTGCCGAGACCTTTCACGAGCTTTCATGTACCTTGGTTAATGATGTATGTCAAAGTTACCTTACGGCAGATGAGAAGGAAGAATTGATAGATCATATCTCCAACCTTCGCTTTATCCCCGGAGGTCGGTATCTTTATTATGCAGGGCGTGATAAGAAGTTCTTTAATAATTGTTATCTTCTAAAGGCAGAAGAAGATACCCGAGAAGATTGGGCCAAACTTAGTTGGCAATCAGAGTCGTGCCTAATGACCGGCGGTGGCATAGGAACTGACTATTCCATCTATAGGCCGGAAGGGCAGATACTGAAGGGGACAGGTGGTGTTAGTAGTGGACCTATTCCGAAGATGCAAATGATCAATGAGATCGGTCGCCACGTAATGCAAGGTGGTTCCAGAAGGTCAGCTATTTATGCCAGCCTGAACTGGAAACATTCCGACATAGATAAATTTCTAGTATCAAAGAATTGGTTTGATATGCCAATAGGAACCACAGGACAAACAATCTTTGATGTAAAGCAGGATGACTTTAATTTTCCAGCACCACTGGACATGACTAATATCTCTGTTAACTATGATACTGAATGGTTACTTAATTACTGGGAGACAGGGGAGGTAGGAGATGTATTTAAAACTAATGTACATCAAGCTTTGCGAACGGCTGAACCAGGTTTCTCTTTTAACTTCTTTGAGAAGGAGAATGAAACACTACGCAATGCCTGTACAGAAGTTACTTCCGAGGATGATTCTGATGTGTGTAACCTTGGTAGTCTTAATTTTGCTAGAATTGATGATCTTAACCAGTTGCGAGAAGTAGTATCGTTGGCAACTAAGTTTCTCTTGTGCGGTACGCTCCGAGCGCAGCTACCCTACCCCAAAGTACAAGAGGTCCGAGAAAAGAATAGACGGTTAGGCTTGGGTCTTATGGGCTTGCACGAGTGGCTTATCCAGCGTGGGGGCAGATACGAAACAACTCCTGAATTACATAGGTGGCTAAAAGTTTACGAGGCTGAATCAAATAAAACAGCCCGAGATTTTTCTGATAAGTTATCTGTCTCACAGGAATAGAGCCTATCTTTGCTGTGGCTTACAAAAGAAGGTATCTTAAAAACAAACGGTGGCATTATCAGTACGTGGTAGACAGTGCTGCCCAGGAAATGATTGAGATTTATGGGACAAAACCAGATCAAATTGAATCTGCCTTGGATCTTGTGGAAGACTATGAAAGACGTCTTAACTTCCAGGCCAATGTGCAAGAGTATGTGGATATGGCTATATCCTCCACCATCAATCTACCTGAGTGGGGTACGGGAAAGAATAATGAGGATGGTGTAGAAAAGTTTACTCAGATACTAGCTAAATATGCTCATCGTTTACGTGGCTTTACTTGTTTCCCAGATGGATGCCGGGGAGGACAGCCCCTTACCCCTATCTCTTACGAGGAAGCTCTGGAAAAACTAGGAGAAGAATTTGAGGACAACATACAAGTTCACGATATTTGTGATATTAGTGGTGGTAGTGGTATTTGTGGAGCTTAGTTTTTAATAAAAGTACTTGACAAGTAGAACTCTTTGTAGTATAATATATGTGTGGTGCCAATAATGGGCCACGACTATCAACTTGCTATAAGGAGCATGATATGACAAGACAAATGTTGACGAGTAACCATCCGTTCTTTTCCAATTTTCCTAATTGGGTTATAGGACACGACAGGCTTTTTCAAGAGATGTTAAGGGTGGTTGATGATGTTGCCTATCCTAGTTCAAATAGATCAAACTATCCTCCTCACGATATTATAAAAGGGGATAATAACCAGTATGTTATTGAACTTGCTGTTGCTGGGTTTGAAACGGATGACCTTCAGATCAGGACAGAAGATGGTAGGCTCTTCGTAAGTGGAAATAAAAAAGAACAGGTGGATGACGAGAAGATTATTCATCGGGGGATTGCAAAACGATCTTTCGAAAAGGTTTTCCATCTGGCAGAAAACGTAGTAGTACAGGATACTTCTTTCTCTAACGGTATTATAACCATTAAACTAGAACAGGTTCTACCCTTGGAGAGAAAGCCCAAGTTTTTTAACTTGTAGTATACTAAGGGGATGAATAGTATTTATCCCCTTACTTTTTAACAAGGATTGATTCTTGATGGAGCAAACATGTTGTTACATTTGTAAGATGGGATTCTTACCAGAAGAACCTACCCCTCCTCTCTATAACCGAGAGGGAATTTACTTATGTAAACATTGTTTGGACGTTACGAATTCCAGAGCAACTAAAATGGAGAGGCACAAGATCTATGAAAAAGCAACCTAATACAGTTTACATTGGCTACGATCCCAAGGAGGATGTGGCTTACGAAGTTTTAAAGTTTACCATCGAGAGGATTGCCGTTGATAATGTACGAATTGTTCCTATTCGCCGTGATATTGTTGAGCATATGGGCATGTATAATAGGAAATATGATGTAATTAACGGTCAAGACGTAGATCGAATTGACGGTCACCCATTCTCCAGTGAGTTCAGCTTTACTAGATTTCTTGTTCCGGCCCTGAACATGTATCAAGGCTGGGCTTTATATATGGACTGTGATATGTATCTACGAACAGACATCAATGAGCTGTTCGAGGAATATAATATGGATTATTATCCTCTCTATTGTGTTAAGCATAAGTATGCCCCCGGTGATGGCCTAAAGATGGATGGTCGGGTACAAGAAAACTATCGAAGGAAGAACTGGTCGAGCCTTATTTTGTGGAACTGTGGACATCCCCTCAATCAAAAACTTACCGTTGCTGATGTCAATACCCAAACAGGAAGATGGCTACACGGCTTTGGTTGGCTTCCCGATAAGGAGGGAGACATTGGCCCTATCCATGAGGAATGGAACTGGCT